TGTCGGTGCTGTTGGCATGGTTTAGGCTCTCTCTTGGAGTAATTGATTTATAGCCGCGTCGATTTTAGCAGGATATGTAGATCCCTCATCATTGCCAACGTATTGTTTAACTACATTCCAATCATTAGACTTTGCTGCCTTGGTTGCATCTTTAATAACTCCACGACCTTGATTGTAGGCCGCAAAAGCAAGCTTTTTATCCCCCAACGCCTTTAATTCATCTTCAAGTAATTTTTTAGCAGCCGCACGCGCTTTTGTCTCGTCCAATCTCTCATCAACCTTATCATTGATAATAAGACCATATTTTTTTGCTGTGTCTTTTGTAAATTGATATGGACCAACAGGACCAGTTGGAGAATATAGGTTTTTACCATCGTTAGATTCGACTCTACGAACTGCATCAAGATCTAAATTTGTTATTTTATTAGCTTCAACCTTAGCTGCCTTTTTTTCAGGCTGAACAGATACAGGCGCAACATCAGGAATATCAGCTAGCAACCCTTTCAAAGCGTTTAGATCCTCAATTGAATACTTAGCTGGATCGGTAACGTCCTTTGGTTTTTCCTTCAAAGCTTTATAAGCTTGAGCGCCTGACGTTCCTGTTAAAGCTTCATCAAGCACCGTTCCCGCAGCTTTAAATACCGGAGCCCCTTCATACATCAGATCTGACAATTGGTTTTTAACAGAGGGTAATCTAGCATAATTAAGCCCTGCACTTGCCGCAAGCGCCAGTGGGTTACCTGCAAGCCCTGCAATATTAAGCGTACCAGTTCCCCCGCTTGTGCGTCCTGCCCCTATTATATCTTCGACTACATCGCCGCCGTATTCTTTACCGACTCTTTTTATAAAAACATCTTTTAAATCAGCAAGCTTGCCAAATTCTTGATTGCCCTTTTTAATCATTCCAGCAGCTTGACCTGGAATTATTCCTAGTTTTGCAGCATCGTCTACCCTGGTTTCAATCTCAGCCCGCAAATCACTGCGAAGGGCTTTTATAATATCTTCTTTATATGGGTTATCATCAAACTTGTAGTTAAGTCCTACTTTTGCTTTTTGTAGATCTGCAATTTTGCCGACGCCAATATCTTCTATTAAAGCGTCAATTTCCTCAGTTGCTGCTTTTTCTGCTTTACGTTTAGCCGAGCCGCTTAATTTATCAATAAAGTTTAAGGTATTAGTAAGCTGAAAATCAGCTTTAGGAGCCGCAACTTTATCCGTTGCATTGATTAAATCAAGCACGGGATCAATTGCGTTTTTCTGCGCAAAGGCCAAGCTTTTTACATTATCAATTGACCCTGAATTAACATCTATGAAACCCCTTCTTTCTGCTTCCCTGAGATTTGTAATTAGTGGTACTTCATCAATGCTTGCGACGTTATCGCCTAATTTTTTGATTTGTTTACCGACGTCTGAAGCTGTGACGCCATAAGCAGAAGTTTTTAATCGTTGTGACTGCTTTAATGGATCTCGTAAAGATCTACCGAAAATAGAACCTATAGCCGCCGCCGCGCCGCCAGCAGCGCCCCCTTTTATACCTTCATATAAAGTTGAATCACCGTTGCTCGAATCAGCAGCGCCAATACCTGATATAATACCCTGAATAGCGGGATTAGAAATAGCATTACCAATAGATTTCAAGCCCTCGACAGCTTTTGCAGCTTTTCCGAAATAGCTCATAGGATTTGCAAATGATGCAGCAATTTCAACCGCGTTATCGGTGTAATCAGTCTTGTCTTTGAATCTTTTTTGATCGTTACGTATTGAGCCTAACAATTCATCATATCCAGCACCGTTTCCGACCCCCAAGCTCGAGAGTATAGATCCTAATCCTGCTTCAATTTCATCATTGTAATTTGCAGTCACGCCAGAAAGGGCTGATTGTGTATAGCCTTTTACCTTTTCCCCTAATGTAAGAGGATTTGGATCCACCTTTACATAGGGCGTATCGTTTAGTACTGCTTTTAACTCTTCTAAGTCTGACACTATTGCACCATTGATTTAATTTCTTGTAATCGTCTAGTAGCAGAAACTATATCTTCAGGCTTGCCATATTTAACGACATCTTTTAATTGCTTTGCTTCTGCAATCAAAGAAGGAATATCAACAGAAGGTATTTTTATAGATGCTGCGTTGTTATTTGCAGCATTATTACCAAAAGTAAATTGTGGAATATTTTCCTCTTGTACAGCAGTTTTGATCCAATCATTAAAGGCAAAAGGCTTATATGTTACAGGAGCAAAAACATTGTTACTTTTTCCACCTGCTTCAGCAGCTATTTTCTTTTGATTTTCAATATAATCACCAACATCAGATCCCACAGCATTATACTTATCAGCAGCGGCCCTAATCATTAAAGCTTTATGTTCAGGGGATAAAGATTGCTCACCCTTTAAAAGCGCATTCCATTTATAGCCTAAGCCCTCAAGAAAGCTTTGAGTGTTTTCAGCGTTGCTAATTTCTTCCCCTCGTACTGCACTACCTGGATCTTGTACTCTTGCAAACGACTGAATAAAAACACGAGTTGACGGTAGATCTTTGTATTTAAATACATCGACCATTGTATTAAAGTTGCTCTTAAGATCTGAAAATTTCTCTACAATACCGCCTTTCAAATCTTGTCTTGCTTTATCTTCAATTGATAAAATATCTTTCTGCCTTTTATACTGCGGAGAATCTGGATCGTTTGTTGGATCATATCCACCATTGCCCGCAATGATAGATTTAGCATCGTTTTTACCTAATTCACCAGCAGCAGAAACACCACGCGCTTTCAGGATGTCATTTACTGCTTGCGTTTGTGCATCTTCCTTATCGATTTTACGTTTTAACGCAAATAGGCTGCGAGCTTCTTCAGCTTTAGAGAATAGGGAAGGTGATAAAGAGGTATCCGCTTCATTCACAGGACTACCAGCCATAGCGCCCATTAATACATCTCTATAGTCTTTCTTTGCATTAGCTGAATAAGTATCACCTAAACTTCCAGCAGCACCAGATAGAAGCCCTTGTACTAATCCAGCTATAGCATCCTCGCCGATGCTGTAATCGTTGGGATTATGCAATACTTTACCAGTAACAGCTTGAAAACCTCTGTAGGGGTTATTTGCTTCAATTTCCTTATCAGCGCCTGATAGCGCCGCTGCAAGTTCGTTTATATCCATATTATGATCCTGGAGGTGGTGAATTTATAAAAGGATTTGCCGCCGTTGTTGTTTGATTTGCACTTTGATTCAACTTCTTCATTGCTATATCAAGTTGTTGCTGATTTTGATCAGCTGATTGATTTGCAATACCTAAAGCTGATGGTGCTGTAAGCTTAAAATCTGTACCATTAAACCCTTGAAATTGCGGCAACCTTGCGCCTGTTCCAAATCCCGCAAATCCTTGAAGCTCGCCAATCTGTTGATTACGAGTTCCTTGATCTATGCCAAACTGTCTAGTTGCCTCTGCCCCTGAATTTATAACCGCATCATTTCTAACTGCCCTTACCTGATCCTGATATTGAGAATCAAGCCGCCCCATTTCAGCATTGAATCGTGGTGTCCCCTCATGATTTCCCGTTTCGTAAAGCTCTTGCTTTTTAGCTGCCACAGCTTTTTGATAATCTTGTGTGAGTCGTTCCGTTTGATTTGCAATGTAAGAATCTTCAATCCTCTTTCTATCAAAGTTTGCAGGATTAAACTGCTGTGTGCCAAATTGACCGAAGAGATTTTGAGCCACTTCCCTTCCCATATTTGAAAGGCTTGCATCTTTATCTATGATTGCTTGTTGAGCCGGATCTAATGTCTGTGTAACAGTAGTGTTGCCCTGAGCATCAGTACTTATATTTTGCGTTCCAAAAGGGCTTTGTTGTGTTCCAGCGTTTCCGTACTTTAAATTTTGACCAGCTGCGTAATTGGCTACACTCGCATCCTCTTTAATTTGCTGCTTAACCGTAGGATCTTGAATTCCTGCAAATGGCCCTTTAGCAACCCCCTTTTGTGGGCTTGCTTTTGCTACTTTGTTTTGCAAAAAGCGTAATCGTGTTGTTTGTCGCGGATCAATCTGGCCAGCTTCCTTTAATGTAGCAAGCCTTTTGATTTCCTCACGATTCCTAGCAATTTCATCAGAATCAGCCATATATCCTCTTATTATCCTGGTATACGTCCAGCGCGTCCTAATCCAAGCAATCCCATGTTATACATTTGCTGACTGCTCATTTGGCCAGCGGGTCTAGGATTTTGAGGCACTGCTATTGCTGGAGAGATCGCAGTCTGATCACCAGCTGGAATATTTGGAACAGGCTTTGGTGCAGGAGCATTAGGATCGCGGTAAGATGAAGTAACGCCCTGCCCCATGAATTCAGGTCTAGGTACCTGCTGACCATTGGGTAATACAATTGGAAGCTTAGGAGTGTATCCAGGCTGTGAAGGACTAGTTAATACCCCGCCCTCTGGTCTAGGTGGTACTATTTGCTTTGCATTGTCCTCTATCGTTCCTGGAAGCTTTGCAGGGCCAGTAGTAGGATTGTTTGCCCCTGGAACAGCGCCAAAGTTCTTTCCTGATTCTGCTTGCACTCTTGCTTGTTTAGCTCTCAATTCCTGTAATCGTGCTCGACCATCAGGCTTGATTGTTCCCGCTGCTTCCCTTGCTTCTAAATAACTCAATCTATCTTTAGATGATTTTGCCATAAATTAATCCTTATCAAAAAGCGTATCGACGCCAAATTTATACATGTCCCCTTCTTGCTTGGTAATTTTTTCTTCAGTAACTAGCTTATCTAAAGCTGCCTTTGTCCCATCTCTATCTAATTTTAACTGATTTGCAAGATTTAGAACATTCTGCTTTATCTCAGCCGGATCGCTTGCTTCATGCTGTACGGCATTAGTGAAAAGGCCAGTAAATTGAGTGTGTAAGTCTTTATCACCACCCGTGATAACAGCCATCAAGGGGGACAATAAACCGATAGTATCACCCGTTGTAGGGTTAGACATATCTGTATCCCAATATTGCCGAGCCTCACCTTTGTCATTGACTAATCTTGCATGTCCATCGAGGCCAATATCAAACTTACTTCCATCAACGTTAGTAAAATTATAGTTGTCATCAACAATTGCATTATCTTTTAGAAGCTTTCTAACACTATCACGCTTCATCTGAGCTTCTGATTTGCCTACTTTGATAACAGAGCCAGCAAGCCCGTATAGCGCCCCAACAATGGCCCCAATAGCAGTACCAATGCCAGGAACTACGGAACCAACAGCAGCGCCAGCCGCCGCGCCCTTAGCTGTATTCATTCCCGCGCCCTTAAGTGAAGTATCACCAGCGCCCCAATTATCAGCTATGTCATAAAGCCCATATGCGCCCAACGCAGCGCCAGCATAAGGCAAAACAGAAGCAGCACTTGATCCGAACGAATCAGCTGCAACCGTACTGCCATCAGCCATGATATAACCACCACCTTCAGCAGTGCCTACAGCGCCATAGGGTACCCCAGATGCAAGATTTGATGCTCCTTGAGTAAGGCCAACACTTGAATCGGATGCAGCAAAGGTAGCAGCATCACCGCCTAAATTAGCAGCTATTGGAGCACTGCCAGTGCTTAAAGCTTGTGCCCCACCTTGAGCGGCAGAAGTAGCCGCCGCCTGTGTCCCCGCTTGTGTACCTACTTGAGTTGCAGCCGGTGTTCCAAATCCTAACGCGCCCTTAGCCGCGTCGTATCCCTCACCGATATATTTGGGTAAGTTTGTGCCTAGTCCCTTTCCTACTTCTAATGCACCAACAGTAACAACAGCAGGTGCAAGCTGTGAAAACAGACCAGGTTTATCTGGAGCACCATAACCTTGCTCCTTTGCATAATTTTGACTCGTCTTAGGATCGACGTAATATGAGTCAGTCCAAGGATAATAAACCCACCCTGGACGTTCCCCATAAGTTTGGTAATTTGGCCCAATGAAAGGATACTTTGAATTAGGTGATGGTAATTGCTGAAAATTTGTTGTTGTTGTCATATACTCCAAGACCCTTCTGGAACGTTAGCATATGGGAATCGATAATCAGCAGCCCCCAAGCTAATTGAAAAATCTCCTATCCATCGTGATTTTGCGCTTCCTACCAATGCTTGATGTTCTGCAAATTCAGTATCACAAGATTGTTTTTTAGCTCTTAAATATCTCCATTTGATACCGGCAACCATCAGATCATCGTCAAATATACTCATGTCTGTATCTTTGATGATTGTCTCATAAGGCGCACTAATATATGTCCAATCTGAAATAGTACCATCAGCAGGAACAGCGCTTGTTGCACTAGGGGGAGTTAATCCAGTAGTACCACCAGCAGAAGTAAAATAAATATTACCGCTAGCGCTTCTATAAGAGCTTGCTGCAACTACTGTAGATGGTGACCAATAAGGAGGTAAAAATAGATTCTTGGTAATGTAATCGAAGCCAAGGGTTAAACCAGCAGGTGTTCCAGGTGTTGGGCTTACATTAAACTGACCGCCTATAGTGTTCGGATTACCATCAGGGCCGAAAATTTTATAAGCAGTCTTATTATCAAAATTAACTATACCATATGTACGATAATTCCAGCCTTGATCGCTCATAGGGCCGCGCATTTCCCAATGGTTAGTCTGATCCCATTGCGTTCTTAATAAAGCAGAGAAAAAGTCTGTAGGCAGTGGATATTTTGATCGACCTGATTGAGTTACAAAACTATATGATTTTTTACTCTGTGGAAATATTCTCTGATTTCTTAGGAATCGAGCCTCATCATATATGACCGCCCTTAGCTGATTCTGCTGTTGTACGCTAGTAGATAAAAGCGTTGTGGGATATTCCGCGCCAATTGCTGATAAGGCTTGTTGAGTTAGATCTAAAATTGTTGTCATTAAAAATCGCCCCCAACTTCCAAAAGCATGTCCATACCATAGCAAGAAAATGGAGTGCTCGCATTACTTGAATTTTCCTTAATTCCGATAATTGCTGTTTTTTGAATAATACCAGCTGATAATATATTGGCCTGAATACTCAAATCAGTGCTTAATGATGTGAAGCTTTGGAAAACCGTATCTTTAAAATCAAACAACTTACTAACTTGATAAGAAAAAGAGTTCGTTGCAACCAAGTTACTATACATTATTAGATCATGGACTTGCTTATTCTTTGAGGCATTTGGTGGTGGGAATTTTGCTACAGCAGCATAGGCTATATTTGCACTTGTAGCAGGATTATAATCTATAAGCTGAACGCCATTATCAGGTTTAAAAAGCTGTACAATATCCCACATATTACCGGAGTAAACTGCATCACTACCTGCCCTTAACTGTGCATAGGCACTTCCTTGTGGGCAAGTATGAGGAGTAATAGATCGATTTTCCCCAAGTGAGCACTTAAATAATATGCATTGTTCGGTAATAGCACTACCATCAGAGGTTATAGCCTTAGCTGGAAAGTCGCCGCTAGTATACCAAGGGGTTAGAATTGGATTTTCTAAGATGAAATTGCATAGCATCACCACAGAGTTATCAGTCGCTAAATATGCGCATGATTTTCTGTAAGCAGGATCAGTTCCATAAGGTACAGCAAGATTAAAAAAGGGTCTTAACTCATCAAAAGGCAGATCTCTATTATCCGTTAAACCAGTCGTTAAAAGCTGCTTAAGGGAGTAAACCTGTGGTGAATCTTTGATGTTAATTAGCAAATCATTTGGAATTTCCACAAAATCCATATTAGGACCGGTTGGTGTTGTTTGTGTTCTTGGAGGAATAGGTAACAGAAAGCGCCCTACAAGTGTCCAGCTTGGATCACTGGGATTACTTCCAGAAAATACTAAAACATCACCTTTATTAGTTCCTACAACAAAGTAAGCCTGTGGGGTAAAGGATGCAGATATTGATATTCTTCCCAATGCAATTATTGAACTAGTTATCAAGCTCGACATCGCATAAGTATTTAGAGCGCCAGCTATAGCACCAGCATTGCCATAACCTAAATTTGTGCCCTCACCTAAGTAAAGTCGTTCCCTAAATGAAGTAATAGGCCGTCTAATTGGTGCTAAAACTGTTGGCCCATAAGCAAAATCAAGTGTGTAAACTAGTGTTGTTGGATTTAAGGAATAGGCACCAGAAGCGGAGCTTACAAATAGCACGTTATTGAAAACTGTATAGTCAAATGAATATGGAAAAACATCTGCTGGAGTGTTTGTTGTAGTTGTTCCATCGGTAGTGCCATTTGCACCAGCTTGGACGCTTATGATTTTTTCAGAAGTACTATTTGATGATTGAAATATTATAGGAGCAGCTAAGGTATTATTAAGAGAGCCAGCTAAACCCAAAACGTGCGGTTGTCTCTTTTTTAAATATCCGTCTTCTAACTCAAAATTGAACAGCCAAGGTGAATACACTTGCGGCATGTTAAATAGGGGGACACGCGAATCATAACCAAGAGTTGGTATAGGAAACGGTATAGTCTGTGAAGTCTCTGAAAAACTCATGCTAGTATGTAAGTAAATAAAGTTGGTGAAATTCTCCAAAGCAGTGCTGTCTTATTCACCCCTACAACCAATGCAGCATTAACTGCTAATAATGTTATTTGTTCTCCCACTGCTGGAAATAAATTAAGGTTTGCAGCGCCGTTATTTGTAACCATATGCATGCCAAGCTTATCATCTACGAATTTCATTAGTTTAGCAGAATCATTACCAGCAGCACAGGTGATTACTCTATTGGCATTTGCTATGAGCTGATATGCATTTGCTTGTGAATTATTACCAGTAGCAACAATATTAGCATCTTGAGTGTAGCCAATTCTACTAGCATGATCTGCTGTCATGATTAATCCTAACTGTGCTACAGTTGCCATTAACGCGCCCCCCAAGCTAAACGATCTCTATTCCCGCCGCGATTTCTAAACGTAGAATCACCCGTACTTTCACTATATTCAATGCCAAATTGAAGCTGATCAAGAGTTACATCAGAATCAGCGCCTGCACTTAAAGACACAACTATTCCAAAATTAGCATTCAGGATTGCTGTTTTAATTGTACTGCTAAATAATGTAGAAACCGGAAATACTAGCTCTACATCAGTTGTAGCCTTACTTAAAACAAAATTTTGGTTAGATATTGCCCCCAATACAGTATCGTAAAGGCCAGCACCAGGATCGACATTAATGCAGACATCAACGTGAACAGTTACTGTTTCAGCTGACGACGCCACAATGCTATTTAGTTTTATTAGTAAACTGTCAATTACTGTGGACGATGGAAAGGCAGAAACGCCCCAGTCTTTTGTTATAAATGCTAGTGAATCGCTATTATCTACCGTAAAAGAAAAACCAAATAAATTAGCATCTAAAAAATCAATTGCATGAATTGGTGAAACTATCCCCGAAAATGAGTCGCTATAACTAGCACAGTTAGGATCGCCCGAAAGTGTGTAATACTGTTTAGTCATCGAACGCCCCACATAAGACGGCTGCGACTACTGCCCCTGTCTCTAAACGTTGGTGTATCGTCCCAGTGCCATAAGCCCATCACTGCTTGTGATGATATTAAATCAGGGTAAGTTCCATCGGCTGACCTGACTTTAATTCCAACAGCGAAATTACCTTTTAATATGGCCTGTAGGCTGTTGACGTCTGTAAGGCCATATAAATCACGGCTAATACCGGTAATTAATGTATTGTGCCCAGTGCCGTCGTCTACGGTAATAAAAGGCGACGTTCTCAAAGCTGATTCTATCGGAGCTGATACGCCAGGAACAAAATTAAAACTTAAGTATGATGAGGCTTGCAACACGTTAAAGCCGGTTGCATCAAAATAATCTGTAAGAAAATCAACCCCTACTAATGTTGTATTGGCAGGTTGGACTAAATCATTCCAATCATAACTAATAATGTAATCGGTTATATCTTCATTAACCATAGGATCAGTTTGGGCAGATCCAAAAACACTAGCGTTTGCTTTATATGCAGTGTTCCAAATCACCCCTGTCCCTGTTGTAGCGAATGATGAATAGTTAAAAGAGGTAGTCGTGTAAATAGTCATTAAACGACATTCCTAGAGACTAAGATTCTCTTATATAAACTTACCTTCCAGGTATGCATTAGACTTGGTACCAGTTCCAGAAAGCACAGTTTCAATGCCAACTATAACTTCATCACAGCCTAAGCAATCCCAACATATTGCAGAAAAATCAGGCGTTGTAGCCTTTAACGTTCCATTGGATGCATCAGTTGCCGCTGTGGTAAGTGATGCAGTTAAGGCTGCTGATTTAGTTGAAAGCAATTCCCAATCTTGAGTACCAGTTCTACCAAAAACTCTAACTGTAGGATTGCCGATAGCTGTAAGCCCTGCATCATATCTCATTCTTAGTAACAGATTTGTACCTACTCCTTTACGCTGTAAGATATGACGTGTTGAACTAGTGATCTGAGTTGTTGGATTAGTAATAGCCGCATTGTCTTGTACCGTCATACCACCGGCATCAATAATAGTTAGCCAAGAGCTTACCATTGATACAGGAGCAACGGCTGCAAGGTTTACCATTGGGTTACCTACTGCCTTGACTGCCGTTCCTAATGCCATATTACTGACCCTCTGTTTCTGTTAATGATTTACCCGTTGGAAGGATTCCACGGTCTTGTAACTTTGTAATGTACTCAACCAGCATATCTATGACCTGTGCATGCTGTGCTAGGGCTTCTTCATGCTTATCGATTTGACTCTTTTCCGGTTCTACTGGTTGCAGCTCACTTAACTGAGCGCAACCAGAGAACAAGAAAAAAAATATCAGTATAGTAAATGGTTTCATATATTACCCTAATGTATCTCCATCTCCTATGCCAATAATAGCACCGCCTGACAAATCAGGGAGCCTCATGGAAAATGATAAAGTTATACGTTCCTGTGTCAGTTGCCAAACAAGTAATTGAAAAACTCACACCATTTGAAATAGCTGATATATAACAACTACCATTTACCGTACTTGTTGAGGTTTTAGTTAAGAAGATACGCGATCCTGTAGTAGCACAAGTAGTGTTCGTTACTACCGGTGTTGTCGCATTAGCCGTAACTGACCCTGAACAAGCCGTACCTGCTGTAGCTTCCTGTAGTGCAAGCGTAGCAAGCCCGACTGACATATTAATATCTTTAGCTGCCGAAACGTTAATATTTCCGTTTGTGACAGTTAAATTACCCGCTGTAATTGTTGCGCCAGCTCTTACAGTGCAAACACCTGCATCAGTACAGATTAAGTTATCTGCATTATTTGCATTGTTTCTAAGTGAAAGTGACGTTGCGCCTGGTATAATTCTCGATGCAGTAGGGATTAAATTCAACCCGTTTGTATCTACAGTAACTTGATTAGAGTCGTTAATAGATAAACTTACACCGCCAGCGGTTGGAGCATTTAATTTAGTGTTATTACTCGAATCAGCTTTTAAAAGGCTAAGATTTGCAGTGTTAGCTGCATTTCTTGCTTTTAAGTATACGTTATTTGATAAGACTCCATCAGCACCATTGCCAAGAGCTACAAGCGCTTTAGATTGAATGTCTGAAAAATTAAGCCCTACATAATAATTAGCGCTTCTTGGCTGTGCAATTGCCGTGCTGCAAAGAGCTAACAATACTATTAAAATTGATAAAATCTTTTTCATATTTAGTTTTCCTCTGATTCCTCAACTACAACAGAATTAACAATCTTTTTAGGACGTCCACCTTTTTTCTTTGGTGCATCTGCCATTGAGCTTAATCGATTAATCATTTCTTGTTGTTTTTCTGCTATTGCGATTTGTTGCACTAGCTTCTTTTCAAGGTCTACGATTTTTTCAGAATATACCGCTGGATCTATCTTGCCTGATTTAGAATTCCTAAACTGTACAGCTTTTTCTTGCAGTTCATGAAGTTCTAAAGGTAGGGCTCTTAATCTTTCCGGTGTAATTTCTGCAAATTGCTCGACCGTATGAAAACCGCTATGCACCAATGACGCTGCTTGACCTGGAGAGGCTTCCTTCCAGTCGCTTACCATAGTTGCACCGGAGCTTATCCCCTCTTTCCAGGCATTATATAAACGAGCGTGACGTTCGCGGTAATAATCATTCACCATGTGACAAGGCTTATTATCTTTATCTATAGTGATCTCGATCATCTCGATGTCATCATAAATAGCAAAGTTTACAGCCTTTGATTTTATCGCGTTGTACTCTGCATGTATGAAGAACCTAATTGCTAACTGTCCATCATTCCCATAAACGAGCTGGTGGACGTTTTCCCCTAAAGGGATCTTTCTTGTTGGTTCCTGATATTCCGCAGGTGCGCCGTTTATCATAATTACCCTATGAAAAAAGGGGCGTAAGCCCCATGATTATGTGTTGGTTGCCATTATCGTAGCTGCATAAACTGTTACTCTCGTAGCAGTAACGCCCAAATCGATACTTCGCAAGCCAATAATAGTATCACCGCCAGTACCTGCAATTCCCGCAACTGCTGTAGTTGTAAGGTTGGTATCAGCTGCTACAGCGTTTGTTACCAATGCCTCAAACTGTCCTAAGCCGCGCCATGCAAAGAAGTACTGATTTACAGTTACAGCAACCGGAGCAATACCAACGCCCTTGGCAGTAGCGCCAGAAGTCGTATCAGTTGCAGCCGTTGCGTTTCCTAACTCATCAATCGTACAAAAACCACCGGCAGCAATCGTGCCAGCGGCTTTGACCAACTGATACATACCGTCATTAGCTGGATAATGAGCGCCTAAAATACCGCCTGAATGTGGTAAGACTGTATCAGCATACGTTAGATCTACCCCTATTGGGGGTCTGTTAATAAATGACATATTAAAATCTCCTAAGATTATGAATCAAACAAAACTGACTGCGCTTTAGCATTTGAAAGAGTACAGTTACCCATCCAAATCATAAGGCGTGCGATCAAATCTTGGTTAATTGATTGAACTTCTTCCAACATTTCAAAGTTTGCTGCATTGTGTACAACCAGCTTGAAGTACTTAGTATTGAAGAAGTAGGTCAAATCATTCTGAACTAATGAAAGTCCAGAAAATGAAATACCACCACCAAACACAACTGGAACACCGCGATAAACGATATTCTCAAATCCTGCCTTCGCCATGGCTGGATCTTCCAAACGTTGCTGTGCTGCAAGAGCTGCCATTAAGTATTCCCAATGGTCATTACCCGCTACTGCTACAGTTGGCTTATCACTGCCACGAGTTGTTGCGTTGATACATTTATCGTATCCACGTCTAACGTTACCCGCATTGATTGCGCCATCAGTCCAGTCCGTTGCAGTTGCAAATTTATGGTTTCTGTAAAAGGTTCCAGCAGCTGTTGATCGGTCAATACCGCCCACAACACCCGTTGAAGGGATTTTAGCCACAAGCAAGGCCGCACCGCCTACGCTTTGACCGCTCGAAGAGGTTCCGTCCCCTAATAGCCCTGAATGAAGCTGATTCATCATAGTGTCTTCAAGTACTTTCATACGAGAAGAGACAAGTGGAATATACTGTTCTGGCCCTGAATTCATGCGCTTCTCTTTGCCAGTAATGATAAAAGATCCGCCTAATGATTTCCAGTTGAATTCTGCTGATGTCAAAACAGGAGCAGAGGACATATTGAATTCTGTTCCACCATCATACCATTGAACGGTTCCATTCTGTCCGTAGCTCATTTCCTCAACGATGGTACGCCCACCAGTTGCATCCTGCATGCCGCCGTACTTGTCCATTGCAAGTAGAATAGGATGAGAATCTGAAACGTTATCTTTTAATTTTTTAGAGCGTAGTCGCCCTGTCGTAGTGATCAACTCACTGAGTCCTGGTTCTGCCATAAATATTATTCCCCTTTACCGATTAGCTAACATTCTATGAGCCATCAGCACCGTATCTTTAACGGAGTCGGGTATTTTTTCTGGCATTGCTAGACCTGAACCTAGCGCCGAACCCCTTCCCCGCGTCGAAACGTTTGCCGCTTTAGCCCTTGCGACTTCGTTCTGCCTGTCGGGATTAGGAAGTTGGGCCGCTGTTCCAGGAAGGTTCTCAAATGAGTTGTTGGAAGGTATGGCCCGATGAGCTGCAATTGCTCGCCTGGTCAAGTCCCCCCATGAATCATTAGGGAAGTCTTCTCGGCTGCGTAGCAACCAAGTTTTTAATCCTGCAATAAATCCGCTATCGTGCAATTCGGGATAAAAATACTTCCCTGTTGCATCCTGCTGATTTTGCAATTGACGTATTTCATTAGCTATCTTTTCACCAGATTGTTGAACCTGAGTGTCTTGATAGCCTTTAAAATGATTTTGAATGGGATCGAGTCTACTTGTCAAGCCATCAATTTTGGCTTCAAGCGCTTTGTACTGTGGATGATTAGTTATATCACCGCTAGGTGCTGCCCCCTCTTGTTCTTGACCGCTGCCAAATCCAGCAAGTTTTTTAAGATCGACTTTCTGCTGATGTGCAAGAAATAGAATTGCTTTTTCAGGATTTTGAACTAAAAGCTCATGACCTGCAATCAACTCCTCTACTACTTGAGGAGCCGTGTAACCTTGCAATCTCCATTCTGGAATCTTGGATCTGATAATCTCAGAAACGCCCTGCGATTCCTTAGCAGCCCTTTGGATCTGCATGTTCGCAGAAGTAAACTGCGACTGATAATCCTTAAACATCTGTTTAATAGCTGTCTTAACTTCAGGTGGTGCTTTGTTAAAGGCTTCCTTCTGCTTTGCATTAAGACGATCCGGTGGTCTTATTTCCTCTGCTATTTGGTGCGGAGTTTGGTTTTCCTGTTTCGGTTTTTCTTTATCTTGGTTGGTATTCCCAGCAGGTTCTTTGGTAGAATCGTTATTTTCGTCAGTGGAGTCTGTGTTTTTGAGCGCGTCATAAGCCCTTAATACTGTTTCGTGTGCAGTTTCATTTTTGTTATCGTCTAAAGCTTCAATGTCTGTATCGATTTCTGAATCGACTGGGCTTGTATCCTGAACTATGGTTTCCGTCCCACTCTCTGATTCTCCCGTTTGCATATTTCTCTCTCTTTTTCTGTTAATGGTGCCATACCGTCCCTAACCATTGTATAGGCTCTCTCGGTATCAGCTCGATAGCTTTCATCTGTATCAACGTGGCGTTTGGGCTTGTTGTTGGAGTAAGTCCCCTTTTCAACATATCCCATAGCTTTCATTTCTCTTAAATATTGGCGATTAGTATATCGCTTGCCATTTAGTTCATTTTCGCCAGTATCAACAGAGATTAACGGTGCATTGATTTCTTTTCTTTCCCTGTATGGGACGCGCTCTACTGTCCTAGTTTCAGGGTTATAGTAGAAACGTCCAAACTTTGAATCGTCCGACATTTATAAAATCCCCGTTGGTTTGAATGGGTTAATTGTGACTGGTGGATCGGCTTTAGGAATATTGTTGACGATGATATTCTGTGCTTTTGGTTGTGGCCCCTGCGCAATCTTCATCGACTCAAGCTGTGTATTTTCAGCAAGCCTTCTTTCTTCGATCATGCGTTCCCTATCAGTGAGAATAAGTTCTTGTCGCTTCAAGGTAACTAAGGCGTTTTCAATCCATTCATTAAGCTGCTGTGCCCTTTCCTCTAAAGCTTGAGCACGTTGATCAAGTAATATTTGCTGTTCTTTGTATTGTGCATCGATAGAAGCTTTTTGACTTGCCAACTGAGAATCAACCTGAGCTTTCATGCTCTTGGTGTCCGCTTCCTGTTTCTTGATTTGTAGTTCTAATCCTTTGTAATCAACAGGAGGAGGACCGCTAGGTTGGCTTACTTTAGCCATTAACGAATTGATAGACTTTTCTACAGGCTCCTCGAATAGCTTGCCATCGGCCAAGCTTCTGAGCGTTGAAACAAGTATCTGCAATGACGCTGGAACAATATCTGGAGCGCTCTGGGCAATCTGTGCAATCTGATTAAGCCCATTCATAGCCGTTGCAGCTGCCTCATTCTTTTCAGCTTTCTTTATTTCATCGTTCAAGCTGCTTGTGGAGCTTGTTTCGATGTCCAGCAAAATATTGCGTTGAAAATCGCTCTTTAATATCGCCAGCGCATTGGGTGCTAAAGCTTTTTGATCTTCACTTAGGGAAGTAGCGCCCATCATATCTAGCAATAAGTTGTCTGGATAGTGCTCCAAGGCTAGATCCATAACTAAGATCATTGAATTTAAAGGAAGTTTTGCAAACTTCTCCTGCTTAGTAGCAAATCTTAAAGTGACATACTTACCTTTAAGCTGTTGAGTACCAACGCCCTCTAATGGGTTAGATGTCCCATGAACAATATCAGGTATACCCATGAAACGGTTAAAATCTGCATCAAACTTCTGTGTTAGGCTTTCCAACTCAACAATACAGGCTGAAACCTCTTGAATTGGAATATACCAAATCAGTTTGGAAGGATCTTGTTTTTCAATAATGGAATTAAAGTTCTGTACTGCGATGACTTCTAATTCTGATGCATTGTTGATAGCTGAGATAAGAGCATCGTTACTTGCATCAGTAAGGCCGCGCCTTCTGATTCCATAAATCAGATTAAAAAGGCGATTGTATAGGCTGTGAAGCTGTTCAATCGTGGCCCTTAATTGCTTAAATACAGGAACAGGATAGAGACTAGTCCTAGGCTTAGTCCCTAAAACAAATTTAGCAAACGGAAAGAAACCATCTAAATGCAGGGGATCGGAAACCCGCTCAAGTACACTATCAACGTATGATTCAGATACCCATAAGACTTCTAAATCTTCTTTGTTCCAAATTTCCCATCCATCAAAAAACTTATCAGGAGTGGTACCCTGTTTAGATTCAGAAGAGTATTCGTTCTTATCTCTATCAAGTTCATTCAATGACTTAAAGGTGACTTTATCAACTAAATCAGGCCATCTTTCTTTAAATTCTTCCTCTGTGTAGCAGAAGTAATTACCAATTGCAGTAATGTCGTCCCAATTTTTGGCATAAGGCGTATGAATAATCTCATCAAATGTAACTGAACAAAGTTCTATTTTTCTGTCTTTAATAAATTCTTCTTCTTGCTCAACTGTCCCATGTTCTGAAAGTTCTTCTGGATCAACTTTTCGTTTTAGCCCTTCAGAATAAAGCATTGGCGCACCATCTGGCCCAATGACATTGGTAACTGAATAAGATTCCATTTTCTTATCAATGCATGAATTGAAATAGACTCTTGTTGTAGCCTTCTCTGTGATGATGAATTCATCTACAGAGTTGAACATTGATTCATCTAAGTTGACTAACTTAATCAAGTTATCAAGTAGATTTTCACCTAGAATACATGCTAATCGAGCAGCAGGGTTATCACTGTCAAACTGTCTATTAACGTGGAAAATTGGCGTTCTGGAATAAAAAGCGCTTTGCAAAGTTTGAACTGATGACCAGAACAAAGGGTATCTTTTAGGAAGCCTATACAGCAAATCAGAAGCGCCCTGCGCTTTCTTTTCTTCGTTCAAGTATTCTCGCCATGCTTCTGCTGAGATTTCCCAATGCTGCGAAGCCCCCTTCTTAGCGCCCTTTATCCATTTAATCCAATAGGCCGCATCAGCTATATTTTCAGCTGCAATCTGTTCAGGAGTTTTAGGGGTAACCTCACCCTCTGATTCCTGATCGTCGTTCGGCGAGTCGTTGTTGGTGTCGTTTGAATACATCATTGAAAGTATACTTTCCTTGTTGGTTGGGGAGCAACTCCCTTTCTGCATATAGCGTAATTGGGCGTGCTGTGCATCCTAATCTTAGAGCATCGCAAGAATGAGTAGGTGGCCCCTTGTCTTGCGCGTCTTCAGGCTTAGTTTTACTGCGCTCTAGTGTTGGTAAGTAATCCCGCGCATAAACGCAAGATTCTGTGAGATAAAAGTATGGCGTATCGTCTTGACCAATAAGCCTATCACGAAACATTGACCAGCCAGATTCACGAGATGTATCACCCTTAGTTAGTGGAACCCCATTAGCTGCAAATATCTCATAGGGCTTTTGCCCTTCCTTCTCACCTCTGTGTTGAAATGGCAATGAATCGGAAACGGTTATTCCGCTAGTCTGTTCAGGCGTCCTTGCTAGAATTTCTTTTGCAATGGCAACATTACTTAAGTTCAATCCCTGTTCAGGCTTAGTAGGATTGCATGCATACCATTCGCGGTATGCAATAAGAGCACCAGCAGGAAACCAACGCTTTCTATTCATTGAGTCGGTGAACACCTCGCCATCTGAAACACCTAACCAATAAACAGCTGTTGGTTCTGCGTATCCTAGATCTAGTACTCTAAATTTAAACCATGTTTTAGGTGGTAGAAAGTCTGGTACACAGTGCTTGTCCTCGCTGTACTCCTGAAAGAAGTTACCAAGAGGAATATCCCAATCCCCCATAAGGTAAGCACGGATTAGAACAGGATCGTTCAACCCCATCAATGTACGAGCGTATTCAGCTGGATTAAGAGATGGATTATCAGTCAAAAATGCAGGAATGAACTGTCTTCTAAAACCCCCTTCAGAATCTTCGGTCGTCCAGATTTCCATTGCAGCGCGTGCTTTTACGAACATCTTCCTAAAATAGTTATGACTTGGCCCCCCTGGATTTGTAGGATAGTAAATTCTAGGAAATTTGCCCTTTAAAGATGTGGGTAATTTCTCTTTCATAGCCTCATCCATTCGGACACGAGAGCGCAAAAAGCGTATGTTGTATTCGGTGAATTTTGTAGCTTCTTCGATTACAAGAACATGAATTTCAGCACCAAGGTAATTATCTAAATGCTTGATATACTCGCAGTGGCATAAGTAAATTATGGAGCCGTTCCAGAATCGGATCTCTGTTTCTACGATTTTAACGAGTCTTAAAGCTGTTAATGGTGCGAGTAATACGCGAAAACCAGCAGGTCCAGAAACGTGATTTTTAACAATATCAGCAAAATGTTTGCGAAAAAGATAGCACTGTAGATTTTTAATCCATAAGCAGAAGATAATTAAAAGCACTCTGCAAAGGAACGACTTGCCCGATCCAGCGCTACCCCCATATAGAACCTCTGTAGCTTCTGTATCTAAGGCAACCTTCTGTTTTTGATGTAGCTTGAAATTAAGCTTTATCGGCGTCACTGGTTGTTACCGTAACCTCAACCTGTATTGCGCCGCCGTTCTCGCCTGTAACTTCATTCTTCTGTCTCCAACGATCTGGCCTACGATTGTTCAGCCAATATACGCATGATAATGAATCGGGGGACACTTCTTCAAGTGTATCTACAACCGCTCCAAACTTATCTAATTTTTGTACTTTCTTAAGATGTCCAGTAGCTCTCTTATATAGAGCTTTTTCAACTTCGTTGTCTGCGTCTTCCTTCCCCTGCCTTAAGGATTCGGAAAATTCTGGATAAACCTTTTTCCATTCAGCGATTGTATCAGGATTAACTTTGAAGAAATTCGCAAGTTGGGAGTCTGTAAATCCGTGCATTCCTAATTTTTTAGCTTGCTCAATATATTCAGTTTTGAATTTTGTAGGTCTTCCAACGGCGTTCTCGGTTTTTTTGCTTGGTGAGGCCATTTTTTAAGATTTCTGATTTTACAATTTTGTGACAAATTAGAGACAAATTTAACACACTTAAAGTGAATTATGACGCAATTCAAAAAAATACAACAGATGCTGAGTTATGATGAAGGGGTAGAGAAAACGATTTACGATGATTTGACGGGATTGAGGCCAGCATGCAAAGGGTATTTAACAGCAGGAATTGGACATAATTTAGATGCACATCCTTTAGATGATTACGTAATAAACTACTGGTTAGGACAGGATGTTGAAGAAGCAATCGCAACTTTAGATAAGTTAATACCTAATTGGGAAGTTGCTGGAGACAATCAACAGCTTGGCTTAATAAACCTAGCCTTTAACTTGGGATACACCAAACTATCTAAGTTCACTGAAAGTTTAAGGCTGTTGAACCAAAAGCGATACATTGAAGCTGCGCACGCCCTTTCTGAAAGTCTTTGGGCAAGTCAAGTCAAATCAAGAGCTAACAGAGTATTGCTTATGATAGGTAAAAACGAATGGCCCGCTGAGTATGAAGATTAATTTATTTAAGTTCAGTCTGCTGAACTAGGATACCTTTGATTGGTTTTATATCCCTTCTTAAACGTCCAAGAATGGCCGCTATGCCACCAATTGCAGAAACCCAAGGTAACCATGCAGCGGGTAACATTCCAGCGTACTGAGGCAAGATTTGGAGCCCTTGGTCGATAAGGGGAAGGATAGCTACGAGTCCGCCCCACAATCCGACAGAAGTAACAGCGGGCTTTGAATTTTCTTCCATGATTCTATATCCTCGATAAACTAGCGTTTGAATATCGCTGTCAGTTGCTTGTGATAATTCCATAATCGGTAATTTATATTTTTCAACAAGTTTCATCAATCCTAAAGATGCTATTCCCAGATTTTGGATTTTTTAATCTCTTTAGCTGCGCATAAAAGTTCTGGAGCTTTACGAGTTGCGAATTTTGCGCCCATGTAAATTTGATAACTCAAAAGGGCAGGATTTTCGACAGCGTAGATATTTCCTTGATTATCAATCGCTTTGTATTTTGTAATTTTTTCAACTTCGATTAATTCCTGCAAATGTTCATCATTCTTTGCTTTTTTCTTTAATTGTAAAAATGTAGGAGCCTCTGATATTTTTTTGTATTCTGTGAAAACGCTTTGTAAATTGCTCATTTTTCTACCCTTCCTTCAGTTCTTTTTAATCTTGCAGATTCGTTTTGAAGCTTTAAAATCTGCTGTTTTATGTCCATGCGAAGCCATTTTGCTATAGGTGAGTTCTGCGGTTCTCTGCCTTTTTTAATCGCTTCAACTTGCCAGGAATCAGCGATTTGAAGCCCTTCTTTAAAACGATTGCGATCGATTCCGTCATCGTCCCATGACTTTAATATTTCGGCCAAAGCTCTTGGAGCTATGAAAAGGTTTTTGTATTTTTTAAAAGGTAATCGATTTTCACTACCGTACAGAATTGGCTTAACATCAAAATTCAACAATTGTTTTACTCCAGCCTGATATTCATCCTCGATACCATCCAATTCAGAACTAGGTTCTATAAGAGGAACCTCGCTAGCAGGGGAGGGGGGTACTATACTATACTCTACTCTACTCTTATCTAATCTACTCTTATCTAATCTAGCATCGTTTGCATGCGTTTGCATCGGTTTGCATCCGTTTGCATCGGCTTGCATATTCATAGTTTTGTCATTATCTTTTTTTTCTTCCGCTTTTTCCCTGTTCCATCGCACACTTGCTGCATCTTTTCGCTTTATACTAAGTACCTCTTTCTTGCGTCCTCTTTTGGTACATTCTTCAAGTACACGAGGACTCCAGAAGTAGTTTCCCTCTGAGACGAAGAGCCCCAATTTATGCAAACTTAACATATATGCATTTGCATCACCTGAAATGCATTTGCATAGCTTTGCATACGTTTGCATCGAATCGATGTCATTCTTGAGTTTGTGGCCCTCAGTTAGATACATCGTTTCAATTAGAAATAAGAAATAACCGTATCCCGCCGCCCCATGTTCGGAGAAAAATATAGCCATCTTTAAACCTAACCGAGAGTTTAAATCCCACTTAATCCAGTTTTCAGGCTTCATTTTTACTTACCTATAGGTAGTTTTTTATTCATATTGTGAAGTTCTACTAGCGTTAAATCTGGTAGTATTTTCATAGCAAGATCCCAATATTTGCTAGGAAAACCGTATCTCCTCCAACGTTTTACAGTTTCAGGGTGTACTTGGAATTTTTTGGCTATATCTTCAGGAGAATTTCCTAGTTTTGCGACTAACTCATATACATCTTTGATCATAAAAATATTTTCCTTTAAACATTAAATACTGTTGACGATAATCAGAATATCATGCTCTACTCAACCTTACCACAGTATTTAATGTTTTATTTCGCTAAAGTAAATCATTGATACGCACGAAAGGTTTTTTGTTCGGTTGTTAAACATTAATTAGGAGAATGACTATGGACAAGGAAGTAAAAGTAATTTTAGCAGTTGCAGGAATATCGGCTGTATTATTGTTTTCGACAGGCTGCGAAATGTACCTGAAAGGAGGAACTATTCCAGTTGACGAATACAAACAAGAAATGAAAATGGTCGATAGGCCGCACGGATTCCAGTGCCTTTGGAAAGACTGCCGACAGTCAAGCAACGAATCACAGGGGAGCTAATAACATGAGAAAAACTAGATCGACATATTCAAAACTATTTTGGCTGTTTATTGATGAGGAGTGTTTTTATTTAACTTTGTTTACCGGCTCACACGGTAGAGATGAGGTTCGTTTGCCAAAGTCTGATTACGATTTTAGATATGTGACCGACCTAATAACGCAAAATCGCATAAGACACGAAAAGTTGATGGAGGAGACTAAATATGAATGAATTAAGTTTACTTAGTCGAGTGAAGTCTGATCTATTCAGCCTGTCGGCACTAATAGTGACATGCTTGCAGGTACTTTTATTGGTCGGGTTTATCTCTGTATGGCTTGGCTTCAAAGTCGTTGTGCTAGGCCAGGACTTGGCAGTTTATGGGCTTGACCCATTTAACCCCAATGGCTTTACCTTTGATTCAGCACACGCAAAAAAACGTTAATTAAATTATGGCCCCGCCTGTAAGGGGGGTTTTTATCGGAGCAAAGAAAAATGGAAAAAGGAACAATAGTAAAAGAGCTACCAACACTGCAAACGTATGCAGAGAATTTACAGTCTCAATTAACAGTGTGTGAGCTTCTTTTGCAAAGCAGAATGATGCCAGCGCATTTGAATAGTAAGGCAGCGATTTACATGATCGTTATCACAGGTCAGGAATACGGATTTTCTCCAATGAGATCGATACACCTTTTTGATCTCATAAAAGGAAGAGTGTCGCCGCGAGCGTGCGCTTTACAGGCAATTGCACAAGCTAATCACGGTAGGTTTTTTGTAGTTGAAAGCACTGATGAGAAAATAACGATACGTGCTGAACGGGTAGATATATCATGGAAAGAAACGCTCACATTTAGCATGCAGGATGCTAAGCGAGCTGGATTAACAGGAGACAATTGGACGAAGTACCCACGCGATATGATGTATGCACGCTGTATTTCACGTTTGGCGCGTCATGGTTGGACCGATATTATTGGAGGTTTAAACTCTTATGAGGAAATGGAAGACGCAATTCAAAGCGAAAAGGCTATAGCTGTAGAGGTGAATAATAATACAGATAGCGAATTGGAGCGCATGAAAAAAGCAGCAGCTGATTATAACAACAACAACAATAAGGCATCTGCTGATAAGCTTGGAATAACATTTTTATATGACATTTCTAAAATAGAAGACGAATTGAAAAAGGCAGAGGCTACAACATATCTAGCCGCAAAAGGAGCATTTCTTCAACCCGATGGTTTGTGGCTATCACAAGACAGATTGAAGCGTATGGACAAATACCAAGTGATTAACATGCCAAGCATTAGAGAATCATCGCTGCTAGCAAAAGATGCGGGTAAAATCGAAGCACAAAGCGCAATTAACGAAAGTGAATGGGACGCTGAGAAGTTTGTTAATACACCAACGGAGGAAATGGTATGAGTGAAGCAGTAACGAAATATTATAATATACCAGAAGCAGAGCTAGAGAAGCTTACCAACGAAGAGGAGCTAGGTAACTTTGAAACTGTTCCCATGTATCCTGAACAAATACCTGGAAGGCCAGAATCAGCTAATTTTCCTAAGTGGTGTACTGAACAGCTTGACTATCGAGGTGCAAGAGTTGAACAGCTAAGAATTGAGCTAAGAGCACTACAGTTAAAAAATTCTGAGATACTGAGCTTGATGGAATCTGAGGAAAAATTCATTACAGATCGTATTGAATGGCATATCAGAAACATTCAGCAAATCATGCCACCTAGCGTAACAGCTGCTTTTGTGGGGGATCGTGTTCGACTGTTTTATAAGGAAAGTACCAGCACCGAAATTTATGATTCTGAATCTATTCCTTTAGAATTTTGTGAAATGAAACAAGAGATCAAGAAAGCTTTGATTAAAGAGCACTTAGAAAATGGAGGTGACGAGGTGCCAGGTGCCCGACTCAATACCAAACTTAGCTTACAAATTAAGCCAGGGGGAGAACGTGCAAAAATGAATCAGAAGAATATGGAAAAAAGACATACGAAAGCATTGATAGCCGATGCAGTAAAGGAGTTTTAAAATGAGCTACATGGATGATATTTGCAAAAATAAACATGGTGGTAATGAATTTAGTAAGGCCGCTAATCCTAATCAGGTTTTTAAATCTGAAATGCGCCATCGGATTTTTGAATACATAAAAAGCTGTGAGGATTTTGGAGCTACAAGCCAAGAGATAAGCGAGGCTTTAGGGATTGAAATAAATAGAGTAAGTGGCCGCTGTTCTGAACTGAAGAAACTAGAAAAAGTAATTGCATACGGATCGCGTTTAAATAAGAGCGGTAAGGCTGCTGCTGTTTTGGTAGCAATCAAGGAGTACTGAAATGGATCATTATGAGGACGCAGAGCATTTTATTAATATGTGTCAAGAAGCAGCCATTCAGCAATTGCGCGAGCGACGTTATGCAATTGACCATAAGAATAAGTTTTCTATGTGTTGCGGCTCTTCTGTTCATTATTTAGGAATAAAATTTTACACAAATGGACATTTAGAAAGATTTAGTTGCAGTAATTGCGGACAAGAAAACTGTAGAATATTGGAGGTAATAAAATGAGCATACAAGATTTAATAGAACGAATTGAGTCTGAAGATCAGAAGATGAAAGACTTTAACGAGATGATAGCGCTTGAATATAAAAAGGCAGGTCTATCAGAAGAAGAAGCAGATCAAATATGGAAGGAGCTTTTAGAGAAGTATGGACGTAAAGTACTTGTTGCGCGTGTTATTTACAATGATTTAGTTAAGGAGCTTAACGAGTTGGTGGGCAAAGCGTTCAAGCAATTTGAAGTTTTACCGGAGAGCATGAGCGACTTTTTGCATAGATCATTTGAAGCAACGTTAATTACTCGTTGGCCTATTGTTAAAAAGACTAATGAAGAGGATCAAAAAAATGATAAAGTCTAAATGCTGTAACGCTTCTGTGGTTTACGTTTCGCATAATCCTGAGTTAAGCGACAAAATAGATTTTTGGAAGTGCGAGAAGTGCGGTGAGGCATGTGAGTACTTGAATAAACGCTTAAGAGGAACTAACGATCCTTATTATTCTAAATGTTGCGAAAGCAATTACAAGCTATCGTTAGCAGATGATTGTTATACATGCGATCATTGTGGCAAGGCATGTGATTTAATTGATATTAGTGTTCATGAAAGCACTGGATGCATAGGAGATGAGGCGGTATGACCATTGATTTCGGAACAATAGAAGATTGCCTAGATAGTAGATACACAATGACCATAGAAGCGCCTGGAGCTGGATATAATTATAGTGAAATATCTTTAAATATAATGGGCTCTAGTAGGATATGGCTTGATAGAGAAGGCGTTAAAAAACTAATTGATGCGCTTGAGAATAGACTTTCTGATTTTGTTAGGAAAGTAAAGCCATGAGCAAAACACGAGTACTCTGGATCTGCGCTCTAATGTTCTGCTTTGTACTTGGCTGGGACGCGAGCCTATACATGGACGCCGTCCCAGGCAATTCAATCACTCAGGTAGTTGTGGAGCTATCAAGTAAATCAAAGCTAGTACCCGCATTTATCGGCTTCTTTTTTGGTTTTCTCATGGCGCATTTTTTTGATGATAGTAAACAAGGAGAAATAAAATGAATAAACTAAGTAAATGTACTTTAGCGGTGTATGCTCTTTTTTGCATTGCGTATATTGCGCAAATAGCGAGCGCTTCCGAGCCGCGCCGCTGCGAAGCTAACTGCGAGTGTAGAGAGCTGAGGCTGATACGCAAGCTTTTAGAGCATCAGTTTCACGTTGTTTGTGATGAAAGTCATTGCGAAGGGAGTAGTTCTAGTTCTTCAAATGGTTCGAGTTTGCCATGAGTAGCTGGATTAAGTGCAGTGAGAGATTACCAACTACTTTAAAGCAAGGAGTTGCTGCCAATTCAATTATTGCTTATGGCGTTAATCCAGAACGCTATAACTTTTGGAAAGAAAGGGGAGCTCCCGAACTTGCTACACCTGAAAGGTTCATAGCTTGCTACGTACCAAGATACGGCTTTTTGTCTCGTGGTTTTTATTTTTATGGCGAACTGGAAAAACAATTCGTTACTCATTGGGTGCCATTGCCCGCAGAGCCGGAGGATACAACGTGTTCCATCGAGTAATTAAAAAGGTCAAACGCTGCATTGTAGAAGATGCGCCGCCACACGTTGAGCAAACGCTGCAGGAGTTTTTAGCGTCGATTGATTTGAACTGTGAGACGGTGAAAGACGGTAGAATTAGAGTTTGGACGAATGAGATTAAGAGAGTTGAGACGGAAAAAGTCGAAGGGAAGAAATAGGCGGGCTGTTGCAAGATCCTTTTAACTTGAAGGTTGAGCTATGAAAAAAACTAACTACCACGAATCATGTTTCGACTCTATGAAATGTGACGTTTGCGACAAGACCGGATCATACATGTCTGGTCGGTTTGTTTCTGATGTGCTTTCCATTGACGGCTATTTATTGAATGCCTTTTTATGTGTTGATTGCTGGAATACCTACAACTCGATTTTGGATCTAGGCACTGAAGTTTTTGCTGATTGGCTGAAAATCATAGAGGAAAGAAGAAATGAAAAAACCAAAGCGCCGTAAGGCTAGAGAGTATGTGGTCGAAGCTGGAGAGCCGTATGTATATGCTGGTGGCCTTAATCAATTTGCAATACCTAGATATTATTTACACGGGCTTAAGGGCGCAACCAACCCAGAAGAAGGCATTGTATTACGCGAAGTGCTGAAGAGGAGAAAGAAGAAATGAGCGATTTCGGAAGCGCAAGACAAGTCATCGGTCGCAAAGATCATAAATGTGAATGGTGCGGAGATACAATTTTAAAAGGAACACTCCACCAGTATTTTACTGGAAAATGGCAGGGGGATTTTCAAAATTGGAGAATGCACTGCGACTGCTTTGATTACTATTCTGAGAATAATGATGACGAAGGTTTTTACCCTTATGAAAACGAAAGACCGACTAGAGGTTAAATGGAAAAAACCAAAGCGCCGCAAGGCTAGGGAGTGGATCTTGTATGTCGATCGTTACGATATTATTTATTGCGAAGATGGGGGCGGATTGTCTCCTATTTTAGTTCGCGAAGTGTTGAAGAGGAGAAAGAAATGACAAGAGAAAGTAAGATCATTGAACATTTAAAGGGAGATGAACAGGATCTTCATATTAGCAATGATGATCGTATAGCTCTGTGTGAGATACTTGCTTGCGTAAGCGTATCACTAAAATCAGGTCGCTTATGGTTTAACGACGAGAAGGATACTTGCCTACAGAATCATTATGCTGAGATTTGCGATAAGTTTGCCCGTGGCTTAGCAAACATGCCAGTGCTTCAGGAGAACTAGAAGAAATGAAAGCGTTGAAGGATTTAGGTGTCTACCACGAAAGGCTTGAAGGTTATCTCACTATAACAGAGCCGTTGATATGGATGACACCAGATGAACGCCGCGAGTTTGCGCGTATGGTGTGGGAGGCTGCTGCTAATTATGTCAGAACATACGGCACCCACGGAAAACTTGGGCCATATATAACCATCAGCGAGCGCACTGTGGACAATGGATTTGATGAATTTATCAAGCGAGAAGGATTATGAGCGAAATTGCAGAGATTAAGATAGAAAAAGGCGATGAGTATCATCCAACCATAATGAGAATTAGGTTCACTCCAATGCCTTGGATGTTCGCATTCCATCAAGGACGTATGGAGAAATGGGTGGGCTCAGAAGAGAACTGCCAAAGAGAGGAAGTTAGACACGCAGTAGAGAAGTGTACTTATATGATTCAACGAGAATTAATGCGCGCTGTCGAGAAACAACTGAATATAAGGTTTTAAATATATGACAGCCCCAGTAAAAACAATAACACTAGAATTCTTCCGTGCGGGGGATGTGCTGCCGGTGAGATGTGGTAAGGTTCTCGTTGTTGATCATCTAGGAAATTCAGAGATCTGTTGGTGCGCGTTTGGTAAGGAATTATATTCATTGGAGTCACGATTTGCACAGAAACAATCTAGCTTAAAGTGGAACGACCTCTGGGCATACTTGCCCGAAGTTAAGGAGGTGGAAGATGAATAGAAAGGTAATACTAGAAAACAAAGAATGGGATTGCGAAGAGATTCCTCCATTTAACTTTAGTCAAGTAAACAATCCTAATAATTGGATGGACATAGAACATCTGCACTTATGGAGAAACAAAAAGGAACCTATGGAAACAAAAACAGAACTAAAAGAGTTGAGTTTTGAAAGTATTGAAAATGTCGTAATGTCTGCGATTGATGGATTTCATGAGTCGTTAGCGCAAGCGCAAACCGAATACCTAGAAGAGCATAACGCGCCCTTTTCATACGCTTATGATTGTAATGAATTTAGAATGCAGGCTTTAATTGAAGTAAAGAAGTTAATAAAAACAGCCTTCCGCGAGCAGCTAAAAGAGCTACAGAATAAGGCTAAGGAGCAGGATAGGTTTAAGGAGGTGGATAAAATGGTTGGTAACGCTATAATTTACACGAACACCTCAACAAGGGATTTTTATGTAAAAGATTTGGTCCGCGCCATTGTTAAGATTGTGGAGGATGGAAAATAAATGCCTTACATAGATAAAAAAGAAATAGCCGTTGATATGCTTAACAGCCCTATAGAAATAGGCGATGTGTTAGCACAGATTGAAAAGGGGAATAACAATACTTCTCGCGTTTTGTTTCATATAGCGTTGCCGCCTTTTGAGCCTGAAGAACATTACGCAGAGGTAAGAGATTACATTGCACATAACGTTTGTATGTGTGATCTCGGTGTTAAGGGAGATGTTATAAACTTAGGCAAATGCAGAGATTTAATTGATATATTAAAGCATTTTGAGGATAGGTTAAAATGAACCGTCGAGAATTCTTACAAATGCTTGGAGTTGGTACCACTGCTATAGTAATTCCCAGCACTAGTTTTATATTCGACTTTGGAGCCAACAAACATATTTATGAAAAAGGCGTAATTGACTGGGCCAAGGTTGCCTCTGACTACATAGACAAGATAGATGCACTTGAAGATGAGATGTTCAATCAAACACCTAGAAAATATAAGTGGAGGCAGTTGCGCCCTGTTTTAACAGTCAAAGAGACTGACAAGCTTTGTATGTTAATAAACAGCAGAATGAAATATATGGGAAATACTTTTGTAGGGGGATTATGATATTTGTAATTAAAAAATATTTACTTCCTTGGATCACTTTTACAGTAGCTATGCTTTATATGATTATGCTCATACTTACCGCTGATGGTAGTATCAGATTTGCCTTAAGAACCTTTTACGATTCCGCAATACATAAAAGTGTGACATATTATTGGCATGAAAATTATTTCAAAACTGATTAATTTTATATTAAAAGGATCTATTCTTATGACAACAATCGAAGCAGTAAACCAAGAGATTTCAGATATTCAAGCTAAGTTGGTATTGGCTAACCAAAAAGCTGACGTAGTTATTGCATTCATTCATACTCTGCAAGCAGGTGTACCAGTTACACAGGAGCAATTGGACGCCGCTGGAACCGCATTAGCTACGATAATTGACCAAGAAACCGCTTTAAATAGCAAACTTGATGCTGCTGTAGTGACCCCTTAATTTTATCTATTGGATAATTGGAGTTTTCGATCTATGATTAATTACTTCTTAGTTCATTGCTCCAGTAAAACGATGTTGAGGACGGTCATAACACTAACCACTATGACCGTCCTTTTTTTATCTAGTGCCCAAGCGCAAAAAATTAATATCCAGATTTTGAACGCGCCTAATTCGGTAAACACGCAAGAAATAAAAAGAAGCTTTAATCTAGCAAGGCGATTACTCAAAAATGCAGGTGTTTCGATTACTCTTAATAAAATAGATGAGTTTGCAGATCCATGCAGCGAGATGACATCGCTACCTGATTTTCTAAATAAATTCTTATGTCTGCTAGAGCGCTTTAGACCAGGTTTGAAACGGCAGGTGTACAATTATACTAGTGCGCCCCCCTTATCACAAAATGGATTTTTATTTTCTGGGGGTTGGTCAGTTGCGACCTGTCAAGGCAATCAGGATATACGTTATAGTATGGGATATTCTAAGATAGATAGTTCAGTCGCCAGAAACTATACTGCATGGAATGCGGTAATAATTGCACACGAGCTAGCGCATGCTTTAGGGGCGTATCATGATTACCGCATTTATAATACTGGATGTTCAATCATGCATCCATCTGCTTTAGGCTGTGTAAATTTAGATAAGCCAGCCTTTTCAAAGCAAAGTATAAGAGAGATGCGCGCTTGTCATACACAATTAGCACGTGTTGGGCACGCATTGTTACCATATTACAGAATCGATGAGTCAGGAATGATACAAAAATGAAGCTTGAAAAAGATGGAGAAACCAAGCGCGTCTTATTAAATAAGAATGGGTATTCTTTAACCAATGACGGATCTAGATATATTCGCAAATTCTATGGCGCAACATTAGAAAATGGAAAACATGGAGTTACTTTTGCAGTAATTAGCAGATTAGAAGTGAGGCTTTGTTCTGTGCCCAAGCTTAATGCACTTATAAAAAGAAGGGTAGCATCAGCTGAAACGTTATTGATAAATGAATATAGAAAGTTGAATCAAGCCGCTTAAAGATGCAGGGCTTTTTCAAAAATTGGTGCTAATGTTTTAATACCAGTTACCCAAATAACAACAGCCCCAAGTAAGTAGCAAAGTACTTTTATAACATCCATAAGCCCAGAGACTAAGGATTCTCTCATTAATTTAGTTTCACTAGTATTCGCTTGCATGTCTAATGAAAGTTGTTTGAAACCAGAAGTTAAGACCTGTTCTAATCCTTGCACTTCTCTTTTTGTAGCGTCCCCCTCATCTCGCACGGCTTGAAGAATAGAGATCATTTGTCCGTTTTCAGATCCCATTTTCTCACCTTACCCAAGGTCTAAAATCTTGTACTGTATTAGCATAGGAAGCTGAAAGCATTGCTTGTAATCCAGCTTGTGCAATTTGATCAGCTGCAAAGAAATTTGAATGCACGCCATCAGTATCAAAGCTGAATCTGCAAATAGGTACCCAATATTGAGAATCAACAGGACCATTTGAAGCTGATGAGGTATGATTTGACACGCATTTATACCAGAAAGTCCCTCGATTAGTTACCCCAGTTGCGCCAGGGAAAGCATCAATAGCAACATAATCATTAACAACATAGGCAACCGCCGCTGATGACCAGGCTCCTCGACTTGTTAATCCGGTAAAAGTCATGTCGGCCTCTGTCATACCAAGTATATTGGTTATACGTTGGTAGTTTACTGCCATTATATTATTGTTTTCGTTGGCTATTTCCCAACATGCTATTGGATATTGTTGATATTCAGCGCGTATAGGTGCTGATGCGCAAATCCTTTCAAAGTCACTAGTAATGATAATTGGGAAATTACCATCTCCCATTGCACTACGTATATAATCTATTAACGATAATGTATCTGCTTTAAACTGTGCTTTGGTTTTTGTCGTCGAATCATTAGCACCAAATCCTGTAGTAACGATGTTGTATGGCCCTGTGCCTTTCAACATTTTACCCGTACCGTTAAAGGCTGTTAACCAGTCTTGTGTTGTATAGCCGCCAAATCCGAAAGCATCTACAATAGCGCCATACCTCGCTGCTTCCATCAAAAAGCGCCATCCATAGATCTCTATAGGACCAGCACCAGAAGAGAGTTTAACGCCGGTCTGAAGATACTGAGACGACGTTGGGGCTGTCATTAAATTGGAAACGTGCTTAACGATTGCCAAAGTTGCATTATCTTGTCCAAAATCAATTGCAGTTTGAAAATCTGATAGAGTAAAGCTATGGGCGTGCGTTGCGTTGTAAGCATTCCCGATAGTCATCGGAGAAGCACCGGAGCGAGTAAAAGCGTAGGTTTCTTGCCTTACGCCGCCAGAATAATCAAAGTAATTACTATTACGATTGAATGGACAAGTTGCGCTGATGTTATTCATTAGAAATACACCTAGCTGTCCTGACTGGTAATTAGCAGTAGTGTTAGGACACTGTATAGTGGTAGCTGGAAGTACTTCAGAAGTTGGTGTTGTAGATGCGGCAGGTGATATAGCTTGCCTACCTGCCACGCCAAACTTACCTTGAACTGAATGAGCAGATCCGAAAGCTCCAAAGTTGCCGCCAGTATTTAGGCAAGTAGCAGGAGAGTTGCCATAAAAAATGGAAAGGGCTTTGTTTAAACCAAAATTAAAAGGCTCACCAAATCCACCAGGCGTGGTATCTTGAGAATCTCCAAGTGTTGCAATTCTGATAATGCTTGATCGCCCTGCTTCAAAAATCCGTCGAAATGTCGCTGGGTTTCTTGTATAGGCCAAAGGCGTATTAAGATAAGT